CATTATATAAATTTTGTTATCGAGTTTTTTAAGATCTATTGCTCTTGCTATCGCCATTTGTTCGTATGTTTGATTGTTTGCTGGCATACCAACAATATCAGATATCTTCTCACATTTGAGTGAGTAGTTAAAAGGGTTTAAACTACTATCACAACGATTTACAGCTTGTGTGTATGGATATTCCCTGGGGCACCATGGTGGCAATTTTAGATTTTCATTATTAAATGGATTTAAGTAAAGAAGTAATGACATTGCTATTTAATATATCCTTGAGAAATTCTGTTTCTTTTCAAACTTAATCACACTGGCAAATTTATCATACAACTGATCAGACTTATGACTAATAATAAACGTATTCGTATCATTTGTCAACTGAAATAATAACTTTAAGAACTCTTCAGTTCCATTAACATCCATAGAAGAGTCCATCACCTCGTCCATAATAAGTAAGTTACAAGCCACACTATTACGCAGCCTAGCAACTGCGCGCCAAGTAAAAAGTATAGCAAGATTGATGCGCATCTTCTCCCCTTCGGAAAAAGACGCATAAGAAAACTCATCCCTGTATCTTGACTTGATTGTCTCATTGAACTCCTCGTCGAGTTCAAATTGTACAAAAAAGTCCAGAGAACTAAGATACTTAGCAATAAGCTTATTAATAATGGGAACATATTGTTTTATAATCCTTGCTTTGATACCGCCATCCTTCAGTAAATAAGATGCAGCAGTATACGTTAGTTTCTGATCCATTGCTTCGTTGTATTTCTCAGCAACAAGGTTCAATTCATTTTCTAGATCTTGCATCTTAGTATCTTCATCTAATTCATGAAGATCGTTGATGTTCTTTATTTCTTTCTCTAGCTGTTTGCAATAGGTTTCTAGATACTTGATATTGTTCTCATTTCTTGATATTTCCAATACCAAGTCTCTTATTTGATTATTAATTAAATTTATTTCTTTAAGGAGCTGTTTGTTTTCAATATACTTCTTTTCTAGAAGAGAAAGTTTCTCTCCCATATCAGCCAGTTCCTGCTGCTTCTCTGATATACGCTCTATCTTTATCTGCTCTTCAATTACTTGAGTACAAGTTGGGCAATTATCATGGTTGTTGAAGAAGTTGATATCTTTATTGTAAAGAGCAGTCTTTGCTTGAAGCTTGTGCTTCATTTTTTCAATCTTGTTAATCATATCTTCTACATCAGATACACTCTTAGTTTGTTCAGCTAGTTCTTTAGATTTATCAGACATTGTCTTAATATCTGCTTTGAGAGTTTCTATCTTATCTTGTGTATCTTCAATCAACTGAATCTTCTCGGCAACCAACTTTTCGTTGGTGTTTTGTTTTTCCTGTAAATGTTGTTGTATTAGTTTGAGCTTTTCCTGAATCACCTTTTGGTCATAACTAATCTCAGATATCTTTTCGTTGTTCTGTTGGATCTTATCTTTCAACAGTAGGTTCATAGTTGTGAAGATCTGAAGGTCGAGTAGATCTTCAACTATTTCTCTCCTGCCACCTGCAGGTAGCTGCATAAACGGCACAAATGATGCTGTACCAAGAATAACTACCTGACAAAATGTCTTATAGTTCATCTTGAGCACATTTTTTTCTAGATGTTCTTGATAGTCTCGCATCTCGGCTGACTGATTGATCAGCTGATCATTACAATAAACTTCAAATAAATTTGGTTTCAACCCACGTATGATCTTGTATTGATTTTCACCAACATCAAATTCTATCTCAACGACTGTATTCTTGTTTGTTATAGAGTTGACAAGCTGTGGTTTGTTTATTTTACGATAAGATTTACCAAATAGAGAAAATGTTAGAGCATCAAGAATTGTTGATTTGCCAGCACCATTCTCACCAACAATCAATGTGTTGGTTTGTTGGTTTAGACTGATCTCAGTGAAGACGTTGCCCGTCGACAGGAAATTTTTCCATCTGATTACCTTGAAAATTATCATTCTGCAGAAAGAGCCTCTCGGTACAATTCAGTTATTGTATCCTCTAATTTTACCTTATCAATGTTCTTTATGTCAATCTTGTCGATGTGTTGTTTAAAAATAGACAACGTAGATTGTGCTTCATCGATCAGTTCCTTGTCATCATCCAACGCCAGATTCAAATGATCTTCAACAATTTGAATCTCTAATGGTGAAGCATATTTTTCAAATTTCTTGATAAAAGAATCAAATCTATACGGATCATTTCTGTTGGTTACGATTACCTTGACAATCTGATTTTTCCACTGAGAGAGATCATACCCCTCTGGTTCTTTACCTATAGTCGCATCATCATACCAAAACTTACCAAACATTTTATATGGATTTTCAATAAATGTCAACTCAAGCGTTTGTGTATCCAACACATGAAAGCCTCTTGGGTCATCATAATCTGACCATGTAAATTCACCATGACTTCCCAAATAAAAGATAGTACCATCACTAGAACGGTGATGATAGTGGCCACTAATAACCATATCATAACGATCGAATAGATTCCTATCGTCACCATGAGAAACGATACTCCCTCGATACATCTCAAAACCTTGTATTTCAAGGTGTCCTGCAGCAATTGGAGCATTGGCGCTTTTAATCTTATGTATGCTTTCTTGTCTGTTTTCATCACAAATCCATGGAATTAAAAGAACGGGAAGTTTATCAAATTCAACTATTTCTGGTGCTTTGTCATAGATATGAAACGGGTATCCCTGTGCAACTAACTCTTGTAGTGCATTGACAGAGTTGGTATTCTTATAGTATGTGTCGTGATTACCTGCTACCATAATCACTCGGCACCTATTTGATAATGGTTCAAGAAAATCTTCTCTTAGTCTTCGTGCAGTGTTGATGTTGATATACTTGCGACGATCAACTAAATCACCCAGATGTATTACCGTTCCTATGGCATTTTTGTCAATGTAAGGAAAGAAAACATTATCCAGAAATTTCTTGCTATTATCTAGAAATGCAATATTATCATTACGAACACCATAGTGTGTATCTGTAATAATTGCTATTTTCAATGTGAAGTTCTCATCGATTGTTTATTAACAGCTCGCTTTTCAGAATGTTTCTCTATAGCATTCGAACAATAATCACGAATAGCCTCGAGGCGAAGCTGATACGCATACAATTCATTTTCTCTAAGATTGGGTGAATTCATCTTATCGACAATATCCTGTACATTAATTGGTATTAGATGCAGGTTCTTCATTTTTATCTCCTTCAATAAACTTTTCAATCCCTATCTTACTCTTTTTGATAGGCTTTGTCAACTTCTCTTCAAAGTTTTTAATAACATCAGTTGAATAATCGTTACTAATAACATGACTATCATGAAAGACAGAGTCGATTTGATCTTGCGTAAACTTGTTTTCAAAGTTTTTATGTTTTATGTATGTTTGTTTTTTCTCTTTGGATATACGTCTAATAAATGCGTTCCAGGCGATCTGTGTAAAATAAGCAAAAGGATTGTTCGATTTCTCAGGATCAAACGAGTGTGCAGCTGATATACAATTTTCTATACCATCAGCAATCATTTCATCTTTATAAGTATAACCACCAAAGTTTGGTTTTGTTGCTAACTTATTGCATATCATAAGAAAACATTGTCCGATGTAGTTTGATAATACCGGCAACGGTTTGCCAGCTGCCTCTGCTTCTATACATTTTTGCTTGTATTTCTTCATCTCCTCATAGAGGTCTTTGTTGTTAACATAATGAGCCATTATTATACCTTTAAATTTACTGTGTAGATTTTATAATCGAATTTTTCCTCGTTGTATATCTTTACACGTTCTGCAAAATGCTGAATTGTAAAATTCTTTTTTGATTTCCAAATAAGATCATCACTTATATCATAAAGTGTCGCTATCTCCTTAGTATCAGATTTACGTAGACCACGACCAATAGATTGTAGATTTCTTATCTTGGACTTCGAAGGACTAGCAAATATAATGTTATGCAGATTGCGAATGTTAACTCCGGTAGAAAAAGTCCCGTAGCTAGCGACGATAATACTGGATGACGACTGTTCAACGATTTTACGTATTGTTTCGCGATCTTCACCATCAACACCTCCATGTACAAAATAAACATTGTCTGATTTCAACATATCAAATAATACCTTACCATGCTTCTCAACATACTGAAACAACAACAAGGTATTCCCTTTTAGTGACAGGGTCAAATTCTTTATAAAACGATTTCTTGCATCATTACGAACTAACCAATCCATTTCTGATTGATAGTCCATTTTTGAAATTGCTTGCCTTTCAGCATCTGGATACTTCAGTACTATGCACTTTATCATAAACTTAGAAAGATGGTTTTGTTCGATCAATTCTGATGTTGATATTACCTTTTTAAGGGGTCCAAATAATCCTTCAAGTACAAGTTTGTGTGTCTGACTACCATCCAGAGTACCAGTAAAACCAAAACGATACTTACAATCTGTAAGTTTAGTCATAATTGATGTAAGAGACTTAGCCTTGAATAAGTGAGCCTCGTCACCTATAATAACATCAAACGATCGGAAATACTCTTTAGGAAGTTTGTAAATCGACTGCCAAGTAGAGATTGTGATTTGTTTATCTGATTGTTTGTCCATACCAGAAAATATTCTGTGAACGTTGCCATCAGATTGAAAACCATAGTCGGTAAAATCAGAACTAAGTTGACTAACCAGAGAAGTAGTTGGAACAATAATAAGAGTTCTAGCATTGTAATACCTCGTTAATAGATAGATTATGAATGATTTTCCAGAAGCCGTTGGTGATAACAATAGAGCACGATGATTTCTTACAGAATATGTAAAAGCATCAATCTGATAATCTCTTTTTTGAAACTTATCCGGTATATTTAAACTATCAATAAATTCATTAGCCTCTTTCAACGAGAATTCATCGGCAGCAAAATCTGAAAGGTATTCTACCTTGTAATTTCTCTTGCTAGCAAAATCTTCTATGTGCTTATTCAGACCAGCATAAATCGAGCAAGTAATTGGATTGAATAGGTATATGTACCCATCCCAGTATTTGTTTCTGTAACTAGGCATAAATTTTGCTCCAGGAACAGGAAATTTGAAATATTCTTTCATTTCAAATGCTATACCAGGTTCACAAATTATCTTATTGTATACTTCGTCTTGTTTCTTTATGCCTATTACTTCCATTATGCTCCCATAGTAAATTTTAAAAAGTCAATCGCTGCTTTTATTTGAAACCCTCTATTAGTCAGGCTTTTGATAATAGACTCGAGTAAATCAACTTTCTCTTGTTGTATACCAATTCTCAAGGAGAGATCAATAATATCTTTATCTCCTTCGATATACATAGGTATATCAGTTTTTAATATCATTCCGCGCGGAGGAAGCTTCCAATCCTTTGGTGTATCCTCGTTAGGTCCCATAGTATAAAATTCATACTTGTCAAGTTTCAACTTACGCATATCAGCATCATATTTGCGCAATAGCATTTTCTCGGCAGTATAGATCTGATAATATTTATGATGGAGTTTGGGAATACGAATAGATTCATCACCAAGCTCAGTTTTATCTATTTCAGAATCCTTGCCCCATTCTTCATATATTGAATCAATCTTCATAGCTTATACTCCATATTATAGAGTATAATACTATAAAATTATCAAATTGTCAAACTACTTTTGATATCTCGTACAAAGTATATTTAAATGAAGCTTCGCAAGTGATGTAAGTAACATCCTCATTTGTTGTATCAAAAACAACATCACCAAGTCTAGTTGGCCATGCATCTTGAAAAACTATTTCATAATTTGGGTTCTTAGCTGAATTTAAAATAATTAATGAAATATCAGAAACTGTACCATTTCCTGTATACTGAGGAATAGCATCAAGAGCAGCTCTTTCATCATAATTTTTCGTATCGCTAAGCCCTCTGAGCCAAGTATGAAGTTCCATGTAGTTCTGCATGTCTTCATCTACTTTGAATGTGATGTTAAATTCACCATAATCAACGTGTGTATACTGTGTAGGCAATGGAACAAATTGTGTTGGTATATCTATTGTACCCAGATTAAGTGCTGGTATGTTTACTCTCTGTAAAAAAAAGTTTACATTAGGAGCTTTCTTAATT